TCCTTCCCCGTGAGTGTGATGCCGGCCGCTTCAAGCTCCAGAGCGAGACCGAGAGCTGCCGTATCCACAATCAGCCCGCCCTTCAACTCGATGGGAGCCATCAGAAGCTCAAATCGTCTGCCGTGACCATCGACGGCCCTGGCTTCACTGGATTCTCGGTCTGCGCTTCCGGCGACATGAACTCCCGGACGAACGTGCGACCATTCTTCATCGCCGTGATGCCCAGCATCGGCTGGCCGGTTTTCACCAGTTCTTCAGCAATCGCCAGGATGTCGGCTTTGACGATGTGGAGTTCTTCGCCCCTGTGCGTCACGGCGGTGCCGACGATGAGTTTGTCCTTCGACGGCTTGATGGCTTTGAGGATGTGCTGGTCCAGCGGCAGCGCGTCTTCCTCTGGATTCACTTCAAGCGTCACCTTGGCGTTGTTCGTCAGGGCGGCTGGCACTGTCTTCGTATAGACACCAGCCTTCTCGCCCTTCTCCGCTTGGTCCATCTCCTCTTTCGCGTAGAGGCCCGCCAACTGCCTCGGAAAGCCTTTTCTCAGCGCCAGCGCCTCGGCGCACTTGCCCAACATCGTGTGGGGCATCTTGTTCCACATGAATGCCTGATCCGGCTTGTATTCCGACCAGCGAGCCGTGGCTGAGAAGGCACAGCGCGTGCCCTGCACCAGCCGCCACACCGTGACGCGGGCGGTGAAGTCGTTCTGGGCGGGCGTGCCGGTGAACTCGGGATCATCGCTGCCGGCGAGTTCGCCTGTCTCCGCGGCCCGGATGCGCATCAGGTCAATGCTCGTGATGGGGGTGTATTTACCGGACCGCTTGGTGAAATGGAGCAGCTTGTCTAAGGGATGCACGCCGATGCGAGCGCAGTCGTAGAGGTAGAGCTTCAGTTCGTCGGTCGTGGCGTCCTTCGCGACGGTGGCTTTGATGAGGGCGAGTTGGTCGTTCGTCACGGCCGGCGCGGTGACAACAAGGTCGGTGCTCATTTTTCCACCTTCTTCACAGGTTGCCGCGAAGCTTCAAGAATCGGCAGATTGGCTTCGGTGGGCACATAGATCACCTGTGCGCCATTCTTCTCAGCCTCTGAGAGATTGTGAATCCACAGATAGCGTAGATAGTCCTCGTTGCCTTTGAGTGAATCCCCGATGATGCGGTTGGCCTCAGCCACGCCTTTCGCGCGCTCGATTTCGGCCTGCGCGAGATGCTTGGACGATTCTTGCGCTTGCACCGCCTCCAGCGTTTTGACCTGTCGGTTGTATTCCGCTTGCGCCAGTTCCGCCTTTCCAGCCATCTCGCTGGAGTAGACGTTGTATTTCGGACAGCCATACATAGCCGCACCTGACAGCAGCACGGCGAAGACGATGACGGTTGAGACACCGAAGGCCATAATTGGTCCGTCTCCATTCGTGCTCATGCGACCTCCTTCGCCTCTGGCAGTCCGACCTTCTTCTTCCGCGTGTAGCTGCGCTTCTTCGGTGCCACGACGGTGCCGTTTTGGCTGGCCTTCAGCATCTCTACGAGACGGTCACGCATCGCAGCGAGGGCGACCATCTCGGCCTGAATCTTCTGAATTTCCTGCTCGATGACGTTCAACATCATTCAATCCTCCAAATAGGTGCGGCGCAGTTGTTGCCGGCGAGCGGCGCTGATCGGGATGTGCGGCGACCAATACGCCCGCCAGTCCTCGCGCCACTCGCGCAGAATCCGCAGGAACTGCGCGATCATCGCCGCTTCTCCATAATCTCCGGGTTCAGTTCGATGCACAGCGCCAGAATCGGCTGCAAGGTGCTCATCGACAACTCCGCGTAATAGAACGTCTTCAGCGTGGCGGCCATGCGCTCCAGTTGCTCCAGTAGGGGCGTGGCCGTGCCGCGAATCTCGTCAATCTCGCCTTCCAGTTCTTCGATGCGAGCGATGAGCACAGCGTTGTCCTCACGCAAGATCACCGCAATCGATTCCGCATCCGTCAAGACGCGCCCTGCCGGAAAGACTGCAATCGATGTCCCTTCATACGTCGTCACATCAGGGATGTGTGTCAGGGGCATCTCGGTGTCCTTCATGGCGGCCTCCTGACGCTGGTGAACGTGCTCTGATAGACGGCGCACATTTTCCAGAGCCTCATCTGCGAACTGCTGCGCGGGCGTCTTATGGTCGTTGGGGCACCAGCCGAAGGGCTCACTCATGACCGGCTCCTTTCGTCGCGCTCGTCGCGCGGGTCGCCGTATTCCACGCCGTCATCGTCGCCCTTCTCGCGCGGATCACCGCAGTAGTCGTCCACGATGGTGGTGTCCATCACTTCGATGTCCTCGACATCGCCATCCAGCTTCTTCAGGTGCTGGAGAATCATCCGCTCAAGGCGGCTCTTTTCAGTCTGGGTGATGTAGTCGCGGGGATCGTCGCCATCATCCACCGCGACATCCAGCGTGATGCGGAGCTCATAGCGAATCGTAGTGCTCATCGGTCCTCCCTCACTAAGCCGCTGTCCGCACACATGTCGCAGTGAGCCTCCTGTAACGGCATGAACGTATCGTTGCACTTAGGACACGGACTCATTTCCACGACATTCGTCCCGCTCCAGCGGCAGGAGAGGCAGCGAAAGATGTCGTCCGTGACGTGTTTGATGCCACCGCCGCAATTCGGGCAGACCCATACTTTCATCGTGCCTCCTGATTGTCGGCCTGCGCGTTGATGCGGCAGGCGTCATGGTAATCGGCGCCGTCCTCGGTGGGCTCCCAGCAGTAGAAGCAGGTGGTTTCCTCAGCGGCGGCGCAGTCATCGCAGAGTTCCACGGCTTGCGGGGGCGAGAGGCGGGCCGTGTCGCGGCCGCACGCATCGCACCGGGTGTCGTCCACGTCGTAAGGTGTGTTGTCCATGTCCAAGAGCTTAATCCCAACCGAATGGGTATGTCAAGCACTCTTTTTCGGGCGCCCACCTTTTTTTCCGTTCAGGCGTGCGGCAGCTGTTTTCTTCGCGGATTTGGCGAGCCCTCCAAGGCGTCCGAGTTCAGAGGCATAGAGGCTGACGGTCGATTTCTTCATCATGGCGCTTGACTTTACTAGCGATTGGGTTTACAAGTCAAGCCCATGACGGCCACTCAACTCACCATCGAGACGCTGGCGGAAAGCGAAGCCGAGCTGCTCGACCGCAACGAGTATCTCGAAGCCACAGTGCGCGACTTGTCGAGCATCCTCGCGGACCTGGCGTTCGACCGCTGCTTGTTTGAAACGCTGGCCCGTGGCTGGCTGGTGGAGCTCTCGCAGGTGCGCAAGAGCAACGAGGCGCTGAGAGACGAGATTCGGCGCTTCACGAGTGCCCAATGCGCCCTCTAGCCGTCGATCTGTTCTGCGGGCTTGGCGGCTGGACGGAAGGGCTCCTCGCTGAAGGCTACCGCGTCGTGGGCTTTGATGTGGAGCGGCATCGGTATCCTGAGCGTGACATGGGCGAATCTACGGGCCGCAAGGTGCAGCGAGAGAAGGTGGATTTCAATTCGACATCGACCGACTCGCGCGATCGGTCGTTCAACTACGCCAATCAATGCGCGATGCTAGAAGCCCCACTGACGGGCCGTTGGATGGAGTATCCCGCGCAACTTGTGCTGCAGGATGTGCTGACGATTCAAGGCTCGCAGTTCAAGAGCGCGGCGTTGATTGTCGCCAGTCCCCCGTGCCAGGCGTATTCGTATCGGGCGATGCCGTGGAAACTGGCCAAGGCATTGCCACCGCCTGATAACAGCCTCTTTGAGGCATGCTTTCGGATTCAGCGGGAAGCGTCAGAGGCGGCAGGGCATCACATCCCGATGGTGGTGGAGAATGTCTGCGGGGCACAGAAGTGGGTCGGGCGCGCTCGCTGGCACTACGGGAGTTTCTATCTGTGGGGCGATGTGCCGGCACTGATGCCGATTGTTCGAAGAGTTAAGAAAGGCACGAGCAATTTTCATTTCTTCGAGCAAACAGGCTTGCCTTCCCCGTCATTTCATGGCGCTGATCATGAGCCGAGTGTGCAGCGAGCGAAGGCAATCAAAAACGACGGCGGCTCCTTGTTCAACGTGGCGCACAACACGACGAGCGGACATGGGCAGAACCCAGACGGACGGAAGTTAGTTGAGCGTGTCCACTACGAGGACGCTCTCAAGGACGATGGCATCAAGGGCGATGACGGCGGCGCGGAGCGCGATCATCATAACGCCTTCGGGTGGAAGAAGCCGCGCACGTCCAGTCATAGTTCCGCCCGAAAAGCCGCCTCCGCGCACATCGCGAAAATACCTTTAGCACTCGCCCGACACATTGCGAAAGCGTGGCATCCATGAACCTGCGCCGTCCCAACATCACCGCGAATAAAACCGACTTAGCAGATTTGCTTGCGTTGCAGATTCGCGCCCTGCGGCTGCCGGAGCCGGTGCGCGAGCACCGCGGTGTGGAAGGGCGCCTCTTCCGCTCAGACCTCGCCTGGCCGACGCTGAAGGTGTGCTGCGAGGTCGATGGCGGCGAGATGCTGCAGGGCCGTCACAATCGCGCGGGCGGCATGGCGAGCGACTGCGAGAAGGCCAACCTGCTCAACGCCGCGGGGTGGTTTGTATTCCGATTTACTGGGACGATGGTGAAAAGCGGCGCCGCCATCGCGTTCCTCGAGACGTTTTTCAAGACGCTGGAACCCTTGTAATAGTGGCCTTGTATCACGACAGCATAGAGGCGTAAGGTATGCTGCAATCCGTCGGGCGGGACTGGCCGGTTCTCGCAGCGATGCGCACGCTCTGCTCACTCAGGGTGTGGCCCGACTCTCTTTCAACTCAGTGAGGAGTGCCCCATGCTGGCTCAGATCGCTCAGGCGCAATAGTGCGCCGAGAAGACTTCGACGCCTTAGACGGACTCGACGCGAACGCCCCTCCTCCAGCCCCTGGCGAGGTGCTACACAAGACCAATGGCAAGCCGGTGGCTCCCGCCTTCGTGCTCACAGGGATTGATCTGATGCTGAATGAACCCGAAGACCTGACACGTTGGGTCGTGGAAGACCGCATCCCGGCTGGCAGCGTCTGTCTGCTCGTCGCGAAGCCCAAGGTGGGCAAAACCACCGCCGCTCGGCATCTCGCCGTGTCCATCATCCGCGGCGATGACTGGCTCGGCTCTCAATGCGAGCTCGGCGTCGTCTGGTATATCGCCCTGGAAGGACGCAAGGCCGACCATCTCTCCCATTTCCGCCAATTCCATCTCACCGAGGAAGAAGGCAAGCGGCTCCAGATGTATATCGGCCCGGCCAAGCCTGGGCTGATGAAAGCGATGATGCAAATGGCCGGCGAGCAGAAGCCAGCGCTGATCATCGTGGATACCCTTCAGCGCCTCCTGCAAGTCAAATCCATGGACGATTACGCCGAGGTCACGAAAGCCTTCGACCCGGTGATTCAATGCGCGCGGGAAAGCGGCGCTGCGCTGCTGCTCATCCACCATGCTGGGAAAGCGACCGACCGTGACCCACTCGATAGCGTCCTGGGCTCCACGGCCATCAGCGGCAGCGTGGATAACACGCTCATCCTGACTAAACTTCGTGGCTTCCGCACCCTCACCACCCGTCAACGTATCGGCCCAGATTTGGAGGAGCGCGTGATTCGACTGACTGATGATGGCCGTGTGCTGCTCGGTGACATGCGCGAACAGGCCGAGATGCGCGCGGTGATGGACACGCTCTATAAGGCGCTTGCGAACGCCCCTGAAGTGCGTCTCACTAGTTCCCAATGGCTCGAGTTGGTCGAAGGCCGCAAGCAGACCCTGCTCCGCGGCATCCGCCAACTTGTGACCGAAGGCACCATATCTTGTGTAGGCTCAGGCACGAAGCACAGCCCATACGTCTATTCGGTTCCTGCGGTTCCAGTGGTTCCTAGCGGTTCCCACGAGGTTTTGGAACCGAATCAAGACCAGATCGTGTTTTAATGCATATTCCTCAGCATCCGGTTCCGTTCCGCGGTTCCCATATACATGGGGAACCGAAGGAACCAAATCAATCTTGCGAGGTCAATATGCATTCAGGCTATACATTATGCAGAGGCCTCACGGTTCCCGGTTCCCACATGGCACCCATCAACGCCTCTTCTCGCTCTTGACCGCTATGGCACAATCCTTGACGAGAACCGTGGAAAGAATCGTAAATGCCTCGCGGTAATCCGAATCCCCCAAATAAGGGCAAATTGGTCAACGGCCCTGGGCATGGCCGGACCAAAGGCTCGAAGAATCGCATCACGCGCGAAGACTGGGATCAGGAAGTGCGCTACCTCGCCCATTCCAACCTGATTGATGCCTTCGAAGCCGTGCATGGCAACAAGCGCAGTTTCACGCTGCGCGAATTGCGCGCGATGCCGGAACGCATTCAGAAAGCGATTGCGTCGGTGAAGGTGCGCACCGAGAACTTGCAGCCAGGCGATGATGCGCAGGACACCACGATTGAAATCAAATTGTGGGACAAGACGCGGGCGCTGGAGTTAGGCGCTCGAGCGAACGGCTGGCTTAAAGACAAGCTCGAGGTGACGACGAGCGAGGAGATGCTGTCGAAGTTGGACATGGCGAAGCTGCGGTCACGGAAGAAAGAGGACACCAGTGATTGAATTGCTGATCTACGTCGTCGTGGTCGTGCTCCTCGGCTGGCTCGCCATCTGGGTGCTCGGCCAACTCGCGCCTGGTCATCCGTCCATCATCGACAACATCATCTGGGTCGTCGTAGTGCTGATTGTGGTGCTGGTGCTGATGCGGGCCTTTGGGATTGTCGATCCTGCGGTGCCGAGATTACGCTGAGATGGGACGCGCCTTCGTGGACGGCCACTTCATCTTCGGCGTGTTCCGCTCCTTCCCGCATCTGTGCTCAGGGGCGCCGACCTGTCCGATCTACGACTGGCTGTTCCGCAAATTCCGCAAGTCGCCTGCATGATTCCCGCCCGCAACGCGGAAGACGAACTGCACCAATGGTGCGGCGAACTCTACAACGACCCGCTCGCCTGGGTGCGCGGCGCGTTCGAATGGGGCGAACCCGGCCCGCTTGAGCCCTACACAGAGCCTGACACCTGGCAGTGCGAGTTCCTCGAGTGGCTCGGCCACGAAATCAAGCTCAGAGACTTCAACGGCGTCGATCCTGTCCTGCCCATCAGAGCCGCTGTGAGTTCTGGTCATGGCATCGGCAAAGGCGCCCTGACAGGCATGCTGGTGTCGTTCATCATGTCGACCCGGCGCAACGCCAAGGGCGTCATCACGGCCAACACCGGGCCGCAGCTGCAGGACAAGACGTGGCCCAGTATCACGACCTGGGCGAAGCGGGCGATCACGGCGCACTGGTTCGACATCAATACGAGCATCATGTATCGCAAGGGCTTCCGGGAGCAGTGGAAGTGCAGCCCGCAGACGTGCGACCCAGACAATAGCGAATCGTTCGCCGGCCAGCACAATGCGGCGTCGACCAGCTTCTACGTCAATGATGAAGATTCGAACGTGCCGGAAATCATCCACGAAGTGCAGGAAGGCGGGCTGACGGACGGCGAGCCGATGCAATTCTTGTTTGGCAATCCGACGCGGCGCCGTGGCTCATTTCACGACATCGTGTTTGGCGGCGATGGGAAGCACTGGAAGACGTGGGTGATTGATGCGCGGACGTGTCAGTTCCCAAATAAGGCGCTGATTGAAGAACAGCGCGAGGCCTGGGGCGAGGATTCAGATCGGTTCCGGGTGCGCGTGCGGGGGATTCCGCCGAATGCGGAGGATGCGCAGTTTATTGACCAAGGAAGGGTTAGAGATGCCCAAAAACGAATTGTGCAAGAACTCGATGACGAGCCACTCGTGGCCGGATGCGACCTCGCCTGGGGAGGTGCCGACAGCAACGTCATCCGCTTTCGAAGGGGACGGGACGGGCGAAGTATTCCCGCTATTCGCATCCCAGGCGAGCTCACACGCGATCCCTCTGTCCTTACCAATCGTCTCGCGGATGTGCTCGCTAGCTCGTATGGAGGGCAACATGTCGCCATGTTGTTTCTGGACTCCGCGGGAATTGCTGGATCTGTGGGAACGCGCTTGCGCAGCCTTGGACACCGAAACATCACCGAAGTGAACTTCGGCGCGGACAGCCCTGACCAGAAATACCGCTACATGCGCGACTTCATGTGGGGACAGATGAAGGATTGGCTGCTGACCGGGGCGATTGACACCTCGGCACGGCTGGAGAACGACCTGACGGCGCCAGGGCTGCGCGAAGACTTGCGGCAGCGCGTCTGGCTCGAGAGCAAGAAGGAAATGAAGGCGCGGGACGTGCCCAGTCCAGACGAAGGGGATGCGCTGGCGCTGACATTCGCGCAAGTGGTGAAAGCGAAACCTGTTATCATAGCGCCCAAAATGCGCGTGGGGATGGCTGGAGGGCAGTCATGGCTTGGGTAGGGGCAGACGCGGTGAAGCGCGGCACGGGCAGCACGGTCGACCAGTGCGTGATCTACGTGCTCGACAGGGCTTCCCTGTTTGACGTGTTGCGCGGGCGGGCGCGATTGTCCACCACGTTTCCCGTCGATGCGACCTTGCGCAAGATCGATAACGACGGCGAATTACTGCTACTCGTGCATAGCGAGTCGTTCGATGCAGTCGGATTCAGTGAAGGCGCCCCCATTCGTCAGCTTGAAACAGAGCCCATCGTATGAGTGAGATTCTCGCAACGTGCAAAGTGGCCGAGGGCCGCGGCTGGTGGCTGATTCTGGAGTGCGGCCACTGGTATAAGTGGACTGGCACCGAGCCACTCGAGCCAGGCGACGACATCGACTGCCCCAACGACACCACGGTCACCGTTAAGAAGGGCGTATGACCAGATCCGTATTGATTCAAAAACTCCGGTGTTTGACGATTTTCGGCCTTGGTATTTTCGTGGGGTGGTTTCTTTTTCACGCACACTAATCCATGAACAGATATGCCCTCGTCCTCACGCTCGCGTTGAGCCTCAGTGCCTGCCGCCTCCCGAAACAACTCACGCAGCCCCAGGTGCTGACCATCATTGCCGACACGCTCTATGGCATTGACCTCGCCTGCTATTCGGAGTGGCTGGACGGCACGGCGTGCCTTGTGGTGTATCGCATCCTGAACGATGCGACGGCGCTGGTGATTGGGCTGCAGAGCGGCTGGCAAGGGGCAGCGAAGGCCGTGATTATCAAGGAAGAGGCGCTGTTGCCGGCGGATTCTCGGATTCGGCCGTATCTGGATGCGGCCATCGCGGTGCTCTGATGGTTCACAAGGAAGTTGAAATTCGCCAAGATCCGGGTGGCAATTATTTCATCTATGTGAATGGTCAACCACTCACGTGTCGGTGGACGCTGTGGGGTGCGAAACGGGAAGCGAAGCGCATCATCAAACGGCTCGACCACGGCCTCTACCGCGAAACGGTGAGCGTGGTCTATCACAACGACGAAGTGAAAACACCGCCTTGCACGGAACACCTTGAGACACTCCGCCGCTTCGAAGACGCCCATGCGCCTCGTCATTGAAGCAGGCATCATCGCCCTTCTGCTCGTCGCGCCGGTGCAGGCGCAGAAAGTCGTGAATTTCGCATGGGATGCCAACCCCGCCACCGACGCCGTGCAGGGCTATCGATTCGTCGTGGACAGCACCATCAGTGACGTCGGCAATGTGACCACGTTCAGCGGCACCTTCCCGCCGGGCGACCATGTGGCGTCTGTGCTGGCCTACAACGCGCTGGGCGTCAGCCCACCCTCTACATCGGTGGCGTTCACGATAGCCCCTCAGAACGACCCCTGCGCCCCTCCGTTGGGCGCTCACGCCCCAGCTATCTTCCCCACGTCGCCGACGCTGACGACTGGGCGCCCTGGCTCGCGGTCCTTTCTGAACTATCAACTTGGCGGTCCGGACAAGGTGGTCGAAGTCGCGGTGCAGATTGACGGGGCGGATGCGGTGGTCGGGAAGGGCTCAGACCTTGCGGCCTTCAGCGGGATGTGGTTCATGCAGCCAGCGGTGGGCAGTCATAGCCTCGGGGTGCGGGTGCTCACGGATTTCGGCTGTGCGCTGATTCGTCAGACTTCGTTGCCGCTAGTGGTGAAGTAATGGACATCCACGTCTACATTCACGAGGCGCCGGCGAGCGTGAACCCGGTGCTCCAACACATTCTCACGCAATTAGGAGTCATCATGGCAGGCGTAGCAGACATCAAGGCGAGCGTTGACGCACTTTCGGCAAAGGTCACGGCGGAAGAGTCGGTCATCGACAGCGTCGTCACGCTCCTGAATGGCCTCGCGGCGATGATTGCCGACCTCAAAACCCAGTTGGCGGCCGCGATTGCGGCGAATGACCCCGCCGCCATTCAGGCCGTCGCGGACAGCCTCGCGGCCCTCGGCACGAAGGTGGACGCGGACAAGCAGAAGCTCGCGGACGCGGCGACGGCGAACACGCCTGCGGCCTGAGCATGGACGCTTCGACGGCGGCGCTGCTCACCTCGACCTTCGGGACGCTCCTCGTGGGCGTCCTGAACTATTTGCGCGAAGGGCGGGCGCATACGTGGGCGCGTGAAGCGCGAGAAGAGGATTTACAGGAGCATCGACAGAGTTCGCAGGTGATTGCGTCGAAGATTGACGATGCGCAGCACGAAATTGCCAGCGGATCGGCGGCGGCCTCAGCGGCGTATGATGTCGCCAATACGCTCAACGAAAAAATCGCCGCCATCGGGCAAGTCCGCATCGCGAGCGAGCAGCAGCAGCGAAGAATCGATGACCACATCTGAACCGATGACGGTGCCGCAGGCCATCAAGCATGACGCCCATGCGTGCTGGCTGAATATCCCTGGGACGTGGGCGCCTCTTGCCTGTCGCTTGCCTCAAGGCCATACCGGCCCGTGCAGCGTGTGGCCGCCGTTCCAAGGCGAGTGTCCGCATTGCGTGAAGGAGGCTAATGACCACGCCTGATCTGCCGCCGGTGCTCTACCTGATTCACTGCCAAGACGCGCAAGCCAAGTCGATGGCCGGCGTGGAGATTCGGGCGACCAGTCCCAACGGGAACTGGGCCGGCACGACCGACTGTGCCGGCAACTTCGCGCCCACCTTGGCGAGCGGCCACTACTCGTTGACCTTCTGGGCGAACGGCGTCCAGTTAAAGCATGACGGCTCGCTGGACCCAGCCGAATGGGATCTGGCGTGGCCTCCGAGTGCGCCGATTCTGGTAGGGCTCGACAAGGGAGCGTCGGTATTCCCCGCGATACCGACGCGCGCACAAGTCTGCGGGCTGTCTACGTCACTGGCGGGCCTGACGTATCAGACGACGCAATACGGCCCGATTCCGGCGTGGTTCTACGGCAAGCTGAACACGGAGGACCGCGCGATTGCGCGAGCGGCGCATCGTGCGGCGGGCGACACGCACATTCCGTTTCCGATCACGGAAGCCTATCGGGAGAGCGGGACGTTGTGGCCCGCGGAGCTCGCGGACGGCTACGACTACACGCAGGACTTGGAGACGTTCAGAGTCATCGCGACCGAAGCCATTTGCGATGGGTTCTTCTTAGATGTGCCGTTAGGTGGCGATGGGCTGGGCACTGGCCCTGATTACAATGACCCTGTCGGGCGCACATATGGGCATCAATGGCTGATCGACAATCTGAAGCGGATTCTCACGGCGCTGAAGGGTGATGGCACCGACGCGAAGCCTGATCTCACGCCCTACATCCTGTTCAGGCCCGGGTGGGATGGTGTGTTCTACGGGTGGGGTGTGCTCGGGGAAGTGCCGGATCTGCAACCGTCGCGCGTGCAATTATTCGGCATCAAGTTTCGCAATCAACTCCCGGATGGCTATCTCGCGATTGAGCATACGCCGGGGAACATCCCTTGCGGCGAAGGCGGGTCAGACTACGCCGCCGGTGGGCTAATGCAGACCTATGACACCATCCTGAGCGAATTCAACACGGTGCATGAGGATTCATGCTGGCAGGTGGTGGCGCGGATGGTGCCGGACTACCATCGCCCGCCGGACCAGCCTGCAGGTGATGACCCGCATCCGCCGTTTTACCTCGCGCCGGGCAACCCACGGGGTCCATACTTCTACGTTGGGTTCGAACCGACCAAGGGCGGCGTGTATCAGTGGTGCCGCGGGCAGTGCAGCGCGCAGGACGTGGTGGATACGCGCAATTATCTCAAGGCGCTCGGCTGCGCCTATACAGGGTGAACGATGCCAGCCAAGAGCAGAGCCCAGCAACGATTGATGCAGGCCGCGGAACACGGGGCGCAGTTCCCGATGGCGAACAAGCTCCGGCGCTCGATGTCGATGAGCCAGTTGCACGACTTCGCCAGCGGCTCTGAGAAGGGCAAGCCGCAGCACGCGCATCCGCATCGTAATCTCGGCTCGTATCTCCACAAGGCCAAGGGCAAATGACGGCGCGTGAACCGTGGGCCTATCTTGAAACGGAACCTGCCGCTGATGCCCCAATGGCTGATAATCCCACGGGCCTGTATTGTCCGTATTGTCGGAATCAAGGACATGAGCATTGTAAGGCTCCAGAATACTGCGGCGGGATGCGGTTGATGAAACCGAGGACACCCAGCACCACTAGCGAGGAACGATGAGCCAGAAAGTCGCGACGAAGGAATCGCTGCAGCGTCGGCGCACCGTGACCATCAGCGATCTGCTGGTCAAAGCCGAGAATGAAGACTGGCACGGCGTGGCGGATGCGGCGATGGACCTCCGCGAGATTGATGCCCAGATTGCCGTGCTCCAGGCCGCACTCCAGTTGCGCTATGAACTGACAGAGGATCAGGCGCAGAAGCTCCATCGCGAGAAGGAAGACTGGGGCCGTATACCCGATCTGGTCAAGCCGTGATCACGTTCCATAAACATCGCCTTGTGCCCGGTCATATGGGCGGCACCTACGAATCAAGCAATGTGATTCGGGTGAACGTGGCGATGCATGCATTTCTGCACAAATTCCTCTGGGATGAGCATGGCCGTTGGCAGGACAAGATTGCATGGCATGTGCTCGCTGGAATGATTTCAAAAGAACAAGCACGAGTCGCAGCCGTCAGCGAGATGGGTAAAGAGCGATGGGCGAACGATGCCGTGTATCGTGCGAAGATGAAGGCCGTGCATTCAGTGCCGAGTGAATCCGCATCGATCACGATGAAATCTCAATGGGCGAATTCCTCATTTCGCTCTCGAGTTGCGGCTGGACAGAAGCAGCGATGGGCTGATCCGAAAGAACGTCAGTTAGCAACTGAGCGGATGCGAGGCAACAAGCGCGGCCTTGGCTACAGACATTCATCAGAAGAACTCGCAAAAATAAGCACTGCTTCGCGTTCACAATGGGCGTCATTTTCTGATGAGAAGCGCGCCGCTATTATTTCGAAACGAGTTGCAGCTCGATTAAGGAATCGTCGTGTCCATTAACGATGGCGATGCGATCCGATTACCAGATTTGCCAACCGCTGGCTATTCGACGCACAAGCAGAAAGAATTATCTGACGCCATTATGTTCTTTGCTCGCGGCATGGAGCGTGACCGGCTGACGATGCTGAACATCGTGCTCGGCGGCTTGGCGCACTGGCGGAAGACGGCGCGTGGCATCTGGCGCGGGTTCAATGTGCCCGACGAGCCGATTGACGAAATCTACCGTTACTTCTGCATCCAGGCGAGCCAGCCGGAATATCAGGTGCTGATGCTGGATGCGATCAAGCGGAAGAATGTGGACCTGTTCCGGGATGCGCTCAGGCACTCGTGGCCGTCGATTGAGGAGCAGCAGCGGGCGTTGGCGGTGATGGAGAAGTGGACGCCGTATGAACGGCAGCGTGGCGGAAGGCTGATCATGTAATGGCGGACACGACTGCGATTGACGTGCAAGAGGCGCCCGCGCCGCCCTCTGAGCCCTTAACGCCGACCGGCAAAGAAGCCGACGACATCATCGCCGAAGCGCGCAAACGGTGGACGCGCTGCTCCGATGCCGAAGACGCGCAGCGCAAATCCATCGTGCTCGCGAAGCAGTTCCGCGCGGGCGATCAGTGGCCCGCCGACATCAAACTCTCCCGCGCTGGCGGCAACAGCATTCAAGGCGCTCCGCCGCAGCCTGCACGTCCCTGTCTGGTCGTGGATCGCCTCTCGCAGCCTGTCCGGCAAATCAGCAACACCATCAAGCAAGCCGATTTTGGCTTCGATGTGAGCAGCAATAGCGAAGACGCGAGCGACCAGACCGCGGAACTGTTCAAAGGCTACCTGCGCCGCCTCATGGCTGACAGCCGCGCGGATGCGCCCATTGAGTGGGCCGCGGATCAGGCGATCGAAGGCGGTATCGGCTGGTTCCGCCTCAGAGCTGATTACTGCTATCAGACGTGGGACGGTGTGCCAGCTGAAGCCATCTTCGATCAGGAACTCTGCCTCGAGCGCATTCAGAACAACCTGAGCGTGTATTGCGACCCTGGCGCCGTGAAGCCGACGCGCTCGGATGCGCAGTTCATGTTCGTCACGGAAGATGTCGACCGCGAGACGCTGAAGACGCAATACGGCGACGACATCAACTTCACGAGTCTCGATGAGTTCATGGACATCGGGAATACCGAGTGCAAAGACTGGGTGACGAAGGACACCGTGCGCATCGCGGAATACTGGCGCGTCACCTACAAAGAACGCTATTTCCATCAGGGCACAGATGGGCAGATTGTCGAAGGCTCACAGAAGCCGCCGAAGGGCGCACGACAGTCGCGCGTGATGCGCACGCCGGTGGTGAAGGGCTACAAGATTACCGCCACGCAGGTGCTGGAGACGTGGGACTGGACCGGCACGCGCATCCCGATCATTCCGATTCTGGGCGAAGAACTGAATGTGGACGGGCAGTGCGTGCTGCGAGGCGTGATTCAAGAGGGCATGGATGCGCAGCGGATGGTGAATTACACCTATTCCGGGGCGATGGAAATCTTTGCGCTCGGGAACAAGTCGCCCTACATCGCAGCTGCTGGACAGATTGAGAACTACAAAGCGATTTGGGATACGGCGAACATCTACAACTACTCGCATTTGCCGTATGACCCGATTGACATCATGGGCAACGCGGTGCCGCCGCCGCAGCGGGATGTGAGCGAAGCGCCGATTCAGGCCGCTGTGATGCTGATGAAGACTTCTGAGGAAGCCATCAGAGCGACGACGAGCATTGATGACCCGTCGCGTGATCCACAGCGACATTCCGGGCGGGCAATTCAGTCGTTGCAGGCGCAGAGCGACTTGAGCACGAGCAATTATCCGCAGAACGTGCAGCGGGCGATCATCTATTGCGCGGACCAGATTCTGGAAGTGCTGCCGCGGATTACGCGCAAGGGCCAGACGCTGCATGTGCTCGGCGCGGACGATGCCACGGAGAAGGCCATTCTCGGCATGCCCTACACAAAGGGCCAGAACGGGCAGCCGCAGCCGCTCCCGCCGGGCGTGACGCCGGAGATGATGGGGCTCTCGCAGGCGCTGGTGAAGTTCTATGACCTCAACGCGGGCCGGTATAGCGTCACGGCCACGGTGGGGAAGTCGATTGCCAATAAGCGCGAAGAAGGTGTGGCGGCGTTGGGCGAATTGATTCCGCATCTGCCGCCGCCGATGGCGGCCGCCCTGACGCCGGAATACATCGAGCAGCTGTCGATGCCGCAGGCGCACAAGATGGCAGAACTGGCGCGCAATGCGCTGCCGCCGGAACTGAAGCCGCAGGATCCGAATGGCCCGGCGCCGTTGCCGCCGGAAGTGCAGCAACAGATGCAGCAGATGCAACAGCAGATGCAGCAGATGGACCAGATCATCAAGACGGATCAGATCAAGCAGCAGGGCTCATTGCAGGAGACGCAGATTAAAGCGCAGACCGACGTGCAGAAGGCCAAGATGGACGGCGACATCAGGCTGGAGATTGCCCGCATGGACAATGCGCGAGCGATTGAAGTGGCACGCATCGGCGCGGCGAAGGAGACGAGCAATCAGGCGGCTGAGGCACAGGAAGAGCGGCTGTCGACAGGGCTCCAGATTGCCCATGAAGCTACACAGAACGCTTTCGACCGGCAGCATGATCTGAATCTCGCGGCACAGGGGCACCAGCAGGCATTGGAGCAGGGCTCACAGAGCGCCGTGAACGCGCAGACGCAGCAGGAAGGGGCACAGAGCCACGAGCAGCAGATGGCGCAACAGGCGCAGGAAGCGGCCGCGGAGCAGGCGCAGAATCAGCCGGAATCAGAGTAATGCTGTTGCAAAACGTAGACAGTCGGGCATACACTATGCCGTCTTCACTTCATGGCTGACGCAGTAACGGCTGATACGCAGGTCGATGTCGAGGTTGATGGCCGCATTCTGAGCGGTGTCGGCGCCGACCCGGACGTGCTCGCCGACGCGATGGAGCGGCACGAACCTGAAGCACCTCCCGCCGACGCTCCATCAGCGCCCGTCGAGGCTCCTAGCGACCAGCCCAAAGAATCCCGCGGTCGCCGCCGCTTTGCCGACCTGACCAGAGAACGCGACGAAGCCGCCCAACGCGCCTCTGCCCTCGAAAAAGAGCGCGATGAGTGGAAGGCCAAAGCGTCTCAAGCTCCTACGGTCCCTGCACCCGCTGCATCCCCTGTGGCGCGGACGGAGCCGTCTTCACCTGGCGCCTCGGCAGGGGAGAACCGGGGCAAACCGACCGAAGACGAAGTTGGCACGAAATACAAGACCTACGCCGAATTCGCCGAAGACCTCGCCGACTGGAAAATTGAGCAGCGATTCGCTCGCGAAGAAGCGAAACAGGCTGAACAGCGCTTCAGTGCGCAGGTGCAGGACATCTTCGCGAAAGGCAAGTCCGCCTATCCAGATTTCGAACAGGTGCGCACGAGCGGTCCTGGGGCACAGGTGCCATTCCACCCTGAACGGGTGCAGGCCCTGACCAGCCATCCGGCCGCCGAACACCTTCTCTACGTCATCGCAAAGGATCAGCCTCTGGCCCAGAAGTTGGCGACATGCCATCCGATGGAGTTCTGGCAGGAACTGGCGCGATTGACACCGAACGGGCCTGGCGCTTCTCCGGCCTCGCCGTCCGTCTCGGGCTCTGTGGCGCCTGTCCCCTATCAGCCGGTAGGGGCCAGCACAAAGACGACGGGCACCTCCTCGTCTGACCTCGCCAAACGAGCCCTTGACGACTACGATAGTAGCGGTTTCAGGGAAAAACGGCGGTCAGAAAACGAGGCCTTTGCTCGTCGCCGATAAAGGCGACAGATGCCGGCCAATACACTCCTTACCAACGACATCATCACGCCCAACGCGCTCGATATTCTGGAGAATACGTGCAGCGTGATGAATTTCATCAACACCGAATACGACGACCAGTTCCGCTTCGGCGGGGCCTGTCTCGGCCAGACGCTCTCCATCCGCAAACCGCCCCGCTACATCGGCCGTCTCGGACAGGCAGCGAGCATTGAAGCCATCACCGAAACGCTCGTCCCGCTGACGCTCTCGTTTCAGCGCGGCGTCGACACGCAGGTGAGCTCGCAACAGTTGGCGCTGGACATCGACAACTACCGCCAGCGCGTGCTCGAGCCGCAGATTGTGCGTCTGAGCAACCTCATCGATCAGGATGTCTGCAACCTCGCCCAAGGTTTGTCGAACTTCACGGGTGTGCCGGGCACGACCCCGACGACGCTGACGACCTACCTCAACGCGAAGGTGAAGCTGGACAACCAGGCCTGCCCGAACGACATGGGGCGCAACATTGCGCTGTCGCCGGCGGCGGATGCGGCGCTGATGGACAATCTGAAGGGGCTGTTCAACAGTGTGGGGTCGATTTCGGACCAATACAAGTCGGGCACGATGGCGCAGAAGTCGCGCACCATCGGGTTCAACTTTGAAATGGACCAGAACATCTACGTCCACACCGTGGGCACGCTGGGCGGCACACCGACCGTGACGACCACGGCCACGAATGGCGCGTCCACGCTTGTGACTGGCTCATGGACGACGACGACGCTCAACGCGGGCGATGTGTTCTCGGTCATCAGCGCGACCACGCCGACCAACATCGTCAATCCCCAGAACTACAGCAACATGGGGCAGCCGATGCAGTTCGTCGTGACCGCGACGATTACGGACACGGCTGGCAGCATCACGATTCCCTTCGCGCCGGCCGTCTACGGGCCGAATCAGCAGTTGCAGAACGTCACCAACCTGCCGGTCAGCGGTGCGGCGATCTACGTGTTCGACACGCCGGCGGCCAACTTCGCCAACATCAGCGGCAAGTCGTCGCCACAGAATCTCGCGGTCCACAAGGACTTCGGGACGCTGGCGATGGTGGATCTGCCGCTGCCTGGCGGGACGGATATCGCCCGGCGGGCCGCGAGCCGGAAGCGGGGGGCGTCGATTCGGGTCATTCGGGATTACGTGGCACTGAGCGACCAGTGGATTCAGCGCATTGACGTGCTCTATGGCACGGCGGTGCTGCGGCAGGAACTCGGCTGCCGGGTGGGAGGCTAATCATGGCATTGACAGCAACGACCTGCAGCGGCGCCGTGGCAACCGGCGCCACGAAAATCACCGTGGCGGCCTATACGCGACCGGCGGGGCTGCGTGGCAATCCGCTCGGTCAGTTCACACTGAGCGGGGAGATTGTCCGCATCACGGATGATTCGCTCTCGCCCACCCTCAGCGTCGTGCGCGGCTACATGGGCACGGCGGCGGTGCCGCACAACACGCAGGAAGGGTTCAGCTACGGTCTGCAGGGCGACTTCACGCAGGGCGTGCCAGGACCGGCCCAGAATCAGCCTGTCGTCACGACGGCAGTGCAGGCCATCACGGTGACCGGCACGACCGGCAGCACGGCGGCGATTGTGACGGTGCCCTCGCCAGCGTTCCTGACACTGACGGGCGCGGCCTCGAGCGGCGTCAATCTGCCCGTGCCGCGGCCGGGCGATGCTTACACGGTGAAGAACCTCGTCGCGGGCTCCGTGCTGGTCTATTGCATCAGCGGCACGATCAACGCCGTGACGGGCGCGACGGGCTACACCATCACGAACACCGGTTCCGCCGGTGGGCAGTTCGTCTGCGTGACCGCCGGAACGTGGCAGGTTGTGCCACTGGTGAGCTAACGTGGGGAATTCTGCAGGCGGAGCGTTTCTACCGGGCGATCCGCCGCCCTCCACGAATCAGGTGCTCACCACGCCGACCGCGTTCTTCAATACGGCGGCGATGACCGTGACCGGGGCGACGGGTTCCACCGCCGCCGCCGTCACGATTCCCGCACCGGGGCTCATCACCTTGACGGGTGCCGCGAGTTCTGGCGTGAATCTGCCGGTGCCTGTCGGTGGCGAGATGTATGTCGTCAAAAATCTCGTCGCTGGGGCTGTGCTGGTCTACTGTCTGAGCGGGAGCATCTTTGCGACGGGTTCGATTACCGGCGCCACGGGGTTCTCGATCAGCAACACGGGCAGCAAGGGCGCCATCTTCATGGCGGTCGCGCCGTCCGTCTGGCAAGTAGTGCCGCTGCCGACATGATGCCGCTTCGCATCCATCTGTTGGGCCTTCCCAACAGCCAAACGACGGCGGGCTACGAGCTCGACGGGTTTGCCGTGATGACATTGCGCTTCGCCGAGGTGCTCAAACGCCTCGGGGCGCACGTCATCCTGTATGGCGGCGAGGAGAACACCGCGCCATGCAGCGAGTTCGTCACCTGCATTACGAAAGCGGAACAAGCGCGGATGCTTGGCGAGACGCCCTATCAACGGGCGGCCTACGAGAGCAACTCCGAACTGTTCACCACCTTCAATGCCCGTGCGCAGTTGATGGTGGGGGCCAAGAAGCAACCGGGCGACATCATCTGCACGATTGCGGGCTCGGCGCAGTGGCCGATCCTGAATCAGCATCCCGAGTTGATGGGGCTGGAGTATTCGATTGGCTATCGGGGCGTCTGTGCGCCCTATCGGGTGTATCAGTCGCACCTCTGGCGGCACGTCGTCCACGGCTTCAGCGGCATGGAGCAGGGCCGGGAGTTCGACGGGGTGATTCCGGGTTTCTTCGACGTGAATGAATTCCCCGAAGGCGAACCCGACGACTACGTGGCCTATTGCGGGCGTCTGGATTCGGTGAAAGGACTGTCGATTGCGTGTCAGGCGGCGCAAGCGGCCGGCGTGCGGTTGGTGGTGATGGGGCACGGCGATCCGTCGCTGGTCACGTATGGGGACTACGTCGGCGCCGTGAGCAGCGAGGAGCGCAACCGGCTCTTGGCCGGCGCGCGCGCGGTGCTGATGCCCACGCGCTATCTGGAGCCGTTTGGGAACGTGTCGGCGGAGGCGCAGTTGTGCGGCACGCCGGTCATCGGGCCTGATTTCGGCGCGTTTGTCGAAACCGTGGCGCAGGGGATGAGCGGCTTCCGCTGCACGTATCTCGGCGAATACGTCAAGGCCATCCAGCAGGCCGGGACGTTGGACCGCGGCCGGATTCGGGCGCATGCGCAGTGGGAATGGGGCTTGGACACGGCGGTGACGCGCTATCGGAATTACTTCAATCGGCTGGCGTTGCTGAAGGGCGACGGCTGGAATGCACTGGAGCCTTATGGATCTGAATCACTTGACGCAGGAGCAGCAGGACCGTCTGATGACGTTACTGCAGAATCCGCTCTCGGGACTACTGGCGGAGAATGCACGGTCGCCGTTCAAGCCGAGGCAACTGCATGATCTGAGGCTCCTGCCTACGGCCACCGATCCGCGGCCGACGTTCTTTCCCAGTGCGGAGTCGCCGCGGGATGGATCGGGCCATGAGCGGTTTCACACGGAGTTTCCGAAGCTGATGTTTCATCAGACGACGGGCACAGAAATTCGTGTGGAGAACGCCCACGAGATGGAGCAGCGCCTGCAGAACGGCTATGGCCTCAAAGCCCTGCCGATGGCGTCCGACGATCCCGAGACGATTCAGCGGCAGGAAGCGGAGGCCTTGAAGGCGACGATTGACGCGCTGCCTGAACATGAGCGCGCCATCATCGTGGCGGAGCAGAAGCGGCTGATGCGGTCGTCGCTGCATGAGCGGCTGTCGGCGCTGCCCGAAAAGGTGCTTGAACAGGTGCTGGCGCAATACGAATCCGCGAAAGCGAAAAAGAGCGCGTAATGCCACTGGAAGTCGTGCCATTCATCACGGTGCCCATCGGCATGATGCGCTGCATCGCCTGCAGTGACTACAAGCGACAGCCGGGCAAGATGTGGCTGGGCTACAACAAGCTGACCCACGAGGATCTGCTGATCGACTGTCCGAAATGTGGCGGCACGGGGCAGGTGGAACGGCTCAGGCACATCGACGTGCGCACCGGGAAAGAAATCGAATACGACCGGCCCGGTCAGACCTTCGTGGATCTGCAACGCGGTGAGACGATCACCGATCAGCGACCGGATCAGACCTTCATCAACTTGACCTCAAAGGATTCTACACATGGCTGATCGTTCCTACACCGTCAGCGGCGACAACATCACCGTCAGCGGTGCGCCGCAGCTCGTCTTCCTGAACGTGGCGGCCGGTGGCGCCGGCGTGCCGGGCTATGAACTGCTTCGCTGCTGGGTGAGTCAGCGCGCGAATGCCACCTCGGCGCAGCAGGGCGTCTGCATCGGCACGAAAGTCACGGTGTTTCCCACGCTGACCTCGGCCACGCCCGCGAAGACCTCGCTGGGCTTGCCCACGGCCAGCCTTGTCGGCAACACGACCGGGGCGGCCGGGTCTGCGGGCATCAATGCCAGCGCGAACGGCGCCGGCACCGAAATCAAGGTCTACCCAGACAACTTCAACGTGTTGAACGGCTGGCTCTGGGTGCCGACGCCGGCCGAGACGATGCAGTCCATGCCCGGCAGCACCAGCGGCACGTTCCTGCAGTTCACGTCGACCCCTGGCACGCTGACCGGATGGTCCTTCGGCGTGGTCTATCGAGAAATCGGCTAAGGCGCGGGGGCTTCGGCCCAGATGCCGAAGTATTACCTGCAAACGACGCGAGGGCGGTCGGCCACGCCGCCTTCGCTCGTCTTCCCGCTCTCTGTGGCTGCGGACGGACGAACCCTGCAAAGTCCGAATGGCACGCCATTTCCCATTCTCGGTCGTGCGTCTTGGGCCTTAGTCGGGCTCCCTGTCTCCGAGAGAAATACCTACCTAACGGATTGTGCATCCAAGGGATTCACGGCAATCGAAGTCGGGATCCCGTGGCGGTTTACAACCAGCGGTCTTGGGCCAGCCAGAAATGTTCCAGCGAGCGGAGCCGGTGATTATCCGTTCCTCAAACGATTAGATGGAGGTAACTGGACGGGGGCGCTCAGTTACGGAACCATCGCGAATGAAGCCCCTGATGTGACGACATCCAATGAACCCTATTGGGTCTTCGTCGATGCCTTGATTGATCAATGTCTCGCGCTCGGCATTGTCGTCTTTATGTTTCCCATGTATACCGGATGGTCCTCGAATCAGACCGATGGCTGGATGCCGGAAATGGGCGCGAATGGGACGACAAAAATGCAAACCTATGGTGCGTGGATCGCCTCGCGCTATCTGAGTCGAAAAAACATCATCTGGTGTATTGCCGGCGATTATGGATCTGGTGGGAATCCCTTCACAGGCAGCGATCAGACCTATGCGCAGGCGCTCCTGACTGGGCTGCAAAGTGTGTCGGATGGGAAACTGATCACTGCCGAAGCTGGCAGCCCCTGTGTGGCCACGGATCTCCCAGGGACGATGGGCACGTCGATTACACTCAATGGCGCCTATGTGGGCTGGAATACAGCGAATGGATCGTGCGTCACGCAGGCCAGACGTGCCTATGGCACGATGCCTGGTTTTATGATTGAAGAACCCTACGACGAGGAAGGTCCGGATGGGCTCAATGTGAATCCCTCATCCTCACAGCCTGTGCGGCGACAACTCTGGTGGGCGTGGCTCTCCTCTATAGGGGGCTATATTTCTGGTAATGGCTATGTCTGGCCTGGGAAGGCCGGTATCTGGCAGAACCATATCAATACACAATGCGCACAGGATCTCGCGCGTCTCAATGCGTTCGTCAAGTCAATCACCTGGTATAGTCTCGTTCCCTCTGGGCTTGGCAGCATCGGCACGTTAGTGACGGCTGGGGGATCGTCCGCTGGTTCATCGGACTATGTGGCGGCTTCCGCGACACCGGACGGATCGCTGTTAGTCGCCTATCGGCCTCCAGCGCATAGCGGGACGTTCACGATCGATATGACCAAGATGCGCGGAACCACTACCGCGCGGTGGTTCGATCCAACGGCTGGCTATACCGCGATTGGGAGCTTCGCCAACACCGGCACGCATACATTCACGGCACCTGGTGCGAATAGTGAAGGCTCATTCACTGACTGGGTGTTGAGGCTCGACGCCTAATGGCCTGGGCTCGCGTCACGTCGGCGACACTGAATGCGAATACCGGCGTGTCCACAGCGAGTTGGAATGCGGGCAGTCTCGGAGCCACACCGTCAGCGAATGCACGGGCCGTTGCTGTCATCAATAACAACCGCGCCGGCGGTCAGCCGACAGTCACGGGTATCACAGATGATAGCGGAGTCACCTGGGAGAAACTGACATCAATCCAACCGACCACGGGTCGAGGCTATGGATCCGAATCATCGGTCTGGACAGCCGTGTGCAACGGCTCCGCGATGAATAACATCACGGTCGCCTTCGGTGGCACAGGGTCCGGCGGATTCGGCGCATCGATTGCGGTGGGGGCTTATACCGGCCTGACAATCGCGACAGGCTCGGCGAACATCATCGATAACGGCGTGGTGAAATATTCATCGGCGAATAATGGCCCGTCCCCAAGGGATTCAGGAACGACATCGAACACCACGACGGCGGCCAATGAGCTGAAACTCGGGTGTTATACGGATGCGGGTGACAATCAAACGATCTCGGCTGGCACGCTCGATACGACCTACTCCATTTTCACGAAGAACGATGGAAACGGGAATTCACAAGTCGCGTTGGAAGATGCCGATTCTGGAAGCGCTGGGTCTACGGCACGCGCGACCGTGACGGCTACAGGAAGTAGCGATTATGAGATGGCCGTGGTCGTCATCAAATTGGCCGCCCCGGCGATATTTGTGCCGAGACAAACCTATATGGCGCCGATCCTGACACAGTAAGTATGGCGTTCTTCTATCCGCCGCCGCCGCCCAGTCAATCGGCGAGTTACGCACCGCCGGTGCCGCATGAGCCGCAAGGCTCCACGGGCGATCAGCCGCCGCGCCGACAAGTGCAAACGGTCTTGGCGATGGCTCTGGTGCTCGCCTCATGGCCGGCAGACCTTGAGCCCAGACTGCAGGCGCCGAACAATCAGCAAGTCAAGAACGCGGCGGTCATTCCGCCGCCGCCATTCGTTCCGCCGCAAATCCCATACGTTCCACAGTTCCATCCGATCATTGGGCAATGGACGGTCGATTGGGCCGCGCAGACGATTCATGGCAATGCGGCGGTCATTCCGCCTCCTCCAATCGTTCAGCCGCCAGTTCCTTACGATACGCCACTCACGCATGTCTATGGGCAATGGCTCCCGGCCTGGCCGGCCCAGCGCGCCTTTGGCACGGCGGCCGTCTTGCCGCCGCCTCCAGCGGCCAATCCGCCGTTTGCCAGACAGCCGGCCAGCATCCTCACGGCGTGGCACGATCCAGTCGATATCGAACTCATCGCGACGTGGACCATTGCGCCAGACAATCCCGATCCGCCGCCCATTGCTGGCCCCATCACAGCCACCGAACTCTCGATTGTGCAGCGGGCGTGGCCGACCGACTGGCCCGCCCAGACGACCCGGCATCTCGTGCCCCCGCCAGCAGGGCTGCCGCCGGTGCCCGTGCAACCGGCGCCGTCACGCACGGCCATCTATGCCTCGTGGCCCGCCTCGCTCGAGCCGCGGCTGCAGACGCCGAACGACCGCGAGAACAAGATCGCGCCGTTGATGTGTCAGCCGGTGGGATTGCCGGCGCATGACGCCTTCGAAATCAACTATTCGACCTCGCTCGGCCCCTGTAACTGGACGCCCACCGCCGGCCAGTTGGGCACCGATGGTCTGGGTCATGCCTACGGCATCGCGGCCGGCAGCAATCTGTCGTTCTGGAAAGAGACTGCGTTTGGGCCGGATCAGTATGCCCAGATTCAGGTCATCGCCTACGGCAACGACACGCCGGCGGCCGTCGTGCGCATCTCGGCCAGTGGGTTGGCTTCCTATGCGATGGTGGCGAATCCATCCGCGTCTGAAGTCGACCTGTTCCAGACCGTCGCGGGCGTTGGGACGCTGATCCAAGCCGCCACGGGCGTGACGCTCACCGATGGCGATGTGTTGCGGCTCGAGGTGATTGGCTCGCGGCTGCGGATGTTCGTCAATGGCGTGCAAATCGGGACCGACCAGACCGACACCGCCGTGACGACGGGGCAGCCCGGCATCTTCGTCAATCACATCGGCCCGACCGCCGCCCTGCTCGATAACTTCCTCGCCGACCAGTTCACGGGGCAATTCCCGACCCGTCCGACCGGTTGGCTGAACCCAGGCATCTGGGCGGCCGCCTTCCCGGATCTGGATATTCGGGTGGTCGATATCAACGTGGTGCTCCCGGCGGATGCGCCGGATGCCCCGCGGCCACAGGGCCCCTATAGCCCGCAGGAATGGACGATTCGACAGGCCTGGTCCAGCGACTGGCCGGAGCCGCAGCGACTGGTGCAGTTGGCGCCGCCCACGCCCAGCAGCCCGCCGGTGCCCTCTGGGCCGCTCTCAGCGACGGAAATCAGCGAGCTCGTGCGCGCGTGGCCGACCGAGTGGACAGAACCGCAGCGCCTGACCACGGTCGTGCCGCCGTCCGCGGGGAGTCCGCCGACACCGCACGGTCCGCTCTCGGTGACGACTCTAGCGGGGCTGACGAGCCAGTGGGTGCAGACGTGGCCGGCGCAACGCGCCCGGAACATGACGGCGAGCCTGCCGAGTGGCACGAACCCGCCACCAGTCCGGTCGATCAGCAACGCCAATCTCGGCGCCTTGATCAATCAGTGGCAGCCAAACTGGCCCGCGCAATCCGTGAAGCCGGTGCGGACGATTGATGGCGCCCCACCGTCGCCGTTCAAAGCGGAATGGGCGGTGAACAGCAATCAGATTGTCGGGCCATGGGCGCCGCAGCCGGAGACACACTAGGTGCATTACATCGAGCGGCGGCATGGCATTCCGGTGGTTTCAGCCTCGACCTCGGTGTCGACCGCGGTGTTGCAACCGAGTGATTTCACCTTTCTCGGCTCGATGACCTTGCCGTTGGATACCGGCAGCGAACGCTACGGCTTTTCCACGGGGGCCATGACAGGGCGGGTCATCGGCGGCAACATTCATCTCTACATCACGGGGGCGAATTGGGAAACCGGGTGGAATGATCCGGTCTATGAGGTGCTCTATACCGGCGTGGGCACGCGCGGCACGTTCGTGTTCAATTGGGGCGACATCACGTTGACGGCCCAGCACCGGCCGACCGCGAATGGGGCGAACCGTGACCTCCGCGGCATTCTCTGGGATGAGACGAGCGGCCAAATGCTCTGGTCGTATATGGATTCCTTTTCGTCCAATTGGGACCCGTGCTTTGGTACCTCCATCCTGAGCGGCGGCACCGTGACACCCTTCGGCCCATGGCGCCCAGGATCAACATCACAGCACTGCGGCGGCTACATGTATGAACTGCCGGCGCGTGCTCAGGCGGCTCTCGGAGGCAAGCGAATCGCGTCAGGGGCACCCTACAGTTCGATTGACATCGGGTCAACCTTCGGCACATATGCAGCGGCATGGACCCCTCCAGCCAATGGCACGACGCCGGACACGGCCTTCGATGGGACGCACATCACGATTCCCACGACGGACCTTCTCTATAGCGACATCAGCCATCCCCAGCCACGGATCAACGACACGGATTACTGTGGGTGGACGCATTATGGCGAGTCTGACGGCTTTGGCGACCAGCCCCAGTTGAATCCCACGCAAGATGGCACCGGCTGCACGCCACATGGCAACCTGTGCGGGGCGCCCTTCGGCACGCCTACGTTTGGTCCAGGCAGCAATTGGTTTCCAGGCGATCAAGTTGGTGCCGCTGTCTGGATTGAAGGCACGCAGAAGCAAGGGGTGCTCTATATCGGCCAGATTGCCAGAACGCTGGCCGCGAATGCCTCCGAATATGGCACCTACGGCAAATGTCATGTCTGGTATGGTCCAGGCCAGCAAGCCGTGACTGGCTTCCACCTGTGCTCGCATGGGCAAGTGGACAGCCGCTATGCCCAAGGCACCGGCAATTCGATGACGACGGCGATGAGCACGATGTGGATTTACGATCCAGCCTCGCTCTTGGCGGTCGCTGGTGGAAGCAGTTCGCCAATCGGCGTGGTTCCGAATACTGACGGTTACGATATGAGCCTGTTGCCCCACAGTGGATCGGTGTTTCCGCAGTTGGCGACCAGTTGGAACTACCCATGGGGCAGTCAATACGGGGCGGCGTGGTTTGAACCTGTGAGTAAGCAGTTGTTCGTGAGCCAAATGCATGCCGAACTGCAAGGCGTCGAATATCGGCCGGTGATTCATGTCTTTTCCGTCAATTGTTGACGGATAGGGCATACTAGGCAGGCATCCGCCATGATCAAAAATCAGGCCGGTCAGGCTATCGGCGCCCAGATGGTCAATGCGACCAACGGCTCCGGCTATATCGGGGCCGTCACGGTGTATGTCACGGGCGATGCGGGCACGCAGGCCCTCGGCACGGTGGGCAGCGGCGTCTGCACGGCCGAAGGCAACGGCTACTTCACTTACCGGCCGTCACAAGCCGAAACCAACTACACCCTCATCGCCTTCACCTTCATCGGCAACGGCGCCGTGCCCGCGACGATTCAGGTGGCGACGGTCACGGAAGCGGCTCAGGAAGCCGTCACGGCCACCTCTGGCATCCTCGCCTATACGGTGCGTGGCATCATCACGGATGCCTTGATGGAAATTGGCGTGCTGCAACCGGGCGAGACGCCAGATGCCGGACAGGCGGCCGTGGGGCTACGGCGGATGCAGTCGCTGATCGATGCGTGGCAGGCGGATCGGCTCACGCTCTCGCTGCAGTTGCAGACGCAATTCACATGGCCCGCGAGCACGCTGTCGGTGCAGGTGGGTGTGGGGCAGACGGTCGATATGGACCGGCCGATGTGGATTGACACAGCGGCCTATATCATTCCCGGCACGTCTGGCACGACGGCCATCGAAGTGCCGCTGGCGATTCTCGACATGGATCAGTATGCGGGCGTGACGATCAAGCAGTTGTCCTCGGCGCTCCCGCAGCAAATCTTCTATCAGACGAATCTGACCGATGGCAATGGCACGCTGAAGATTTGGCCGGTGCCGCCGGCCATCGATCTCGTGCTGTATACGCCGCAGCCGGTGGGCGTGCCGGCGAGCCTCGATAGCATTCTGCAAGGGCCGCCTGGCTATCAGGACGCCTTCCTCTACACGCTCGCGATGCGGCTCGTCACGCCTTTCGGTGTGAACATCGGTGAGCGGTGCCCGGCGCTGCCGCAGTTGTGGAAAGACGCGATGGCGACGATGAAACGGCCGAACGTGCAGCCGGGGATTCTGGGCGTCGATCCGGCGCTCGTGCAAGGCGCAGGCGCGGGTTACAACATTTTGTCCGATAGCGTTTCGAACTGGAGACACTGAATGGCGACACCGTATTTCAACGTGGCGATCACGGGCAGCGCCTCCGGGGCCACGCAGGTGCGCGGCGTGGCGTGCAACGTCGAGGGCTACCACCTCTACAATGCCAATGCGAGCGGCGCGTTTCTGCAGTTCTTCGATGGGCCATCGGGCACGCCGCCAGTCGTCGGCACGACGGTGCCGAAGTGGTCGGTGGAAATGGGGCCGACGGGACCGGCGCTCTCGCCGTTCATGGTGACAGGGATTCACTTCGAAGGCGGGCTGTGGATTGCGGCGACGACGACGGCCACCGGCGCGACAGGGCCAACGACCGCGATTACCGTGAATCTCGCGCTGGCGGGTTCCTAGAGGCTCATGGCTGAATATTCGCCGTTCCTGCATCGCACGCCTGAACGAGAATATGTCGAGATCGATGAACGCGAGCAGACCTACGCGCAGCGGATCATTCCATCGCCGGAAGAACAGCGAGCCTTGATTGAGCATTATCGCTACAACTGGTATGCGCGCACAGGTTCTCTCACGCAGCACTTCATGCAGCGACTTGGTGATTTTGGGCGTAAATATTGCCCATTTATCGGCTATGGGTGGAACGGCTTCGGGTCGTTGAAACGCTGATGGCACTGCAGCAATACGCGGGGTTCGTCGGCCCGGCTTATAAGTCGGCCTCCTTTATGGCCGACGATGAGCAGTGCATCAATCTGTATCCAGAGCAGATCGAATCGCCCGCGCCCGCCTCGCCGTGGTGCCTGATGCCCTGTCCCGGCTTCACGACGCTCACCAGCGTGCCGCAAGCCCCAGGACGCGGCCACTACGAGCAGGGCGGCTTGACGCTGTTCATTGCGGGCTTCGCCTTCTACGAATACAACGTCACGGCGAATACGACCACACTGCGCGGCACGGTGCAGGCCGACCAGTTCCCGGCGACGTTCTCGAGCAATGGGGATGCGGGCGGGCAGATTTTCATCACCAGTGGCGACCAGGGCTACATCTACGATGTGAATACGCACGCCTTCACGACCGTGCTGAACTCTGGCGCCCGCTTCGGCGATTACCTCGATGGCTACTTCCTCGCCCTCGATGCCACGACCTCGACGCTGCAGATTTCCAACCTACTCGACGGGCTGACGTGGAATCCGCTCCTCATTGCCCAACGGACCGCAGGCTCTGACCCGTGGAAGGCGATGAAGGTCTGCAACCGCCTGATTTACCTGCTGGGCGAGCAGACCTCTGAGGTCTGGTGGAACGATGGCTCGTTTCCGTTCCCCTTCGCGCCGATTCAGGAAGCCTTCATGGAGCAAGGCATCGGGGCGCCCTTCTCGCTGGCGCTGCTCGAGAGCGACAACGTGGGCTCCCTGCTCTGGGTGACGAACAACGCCCAAGGCCGTGGCATGGTGGTGCGCACCAATGGCTACACGCCGGGCCGCGTCTCCACGCACGCCATCGAATTCGCCCTCCAAGGCTATTCAGACACCTCAGACATCATTGCTGACGGCTATCAGGAACAGGGCCATCCGTTCTATGTGATGACAGCCCCCACCGGCGATCAGACGTGGGCCTACGATGCCCGCACCTCCCTCTGGCATGAGCGGGCGTCGTGGGACATCGTGACCGGCACGAAGCACGCCAGCCGCGGGATGTGGTTCTCCAATACCGGCACGCAGAATCTCTCGCTGGACCGCAATACGGGCGCGATCTATACGATGGCGACGACCATCTACACCGATGTCGGCGGCGCCGTGATGCGGCGCGTGCGGCAGCCGCCTCGGCTCTCCTTTGGACAGAAGCGGTTCACGACGAACTTCCTGCAGATTGTGATGGATGTCGGGCAGGGGCTGATTACGGGGCAGGGCGACGATCCGACGCTGATGTTGCAGAGCAGCCGCGATGGCGGGAAGACGTTCAGTGCGGAGCGGTGGAAGTCGGCGGGGGCGATTGGGCGCTGGGATACGCGCGTCGTCTGGCATCAACTCGGACAGGCGCGGAATCGGGTGGATCGATTCGTGATGACCGACCCGGTGCCGTGGCGGCTCACGGATGCCCTGATTGACGTAAACATCGGAGCCAGTTAATGCCCACCGTCACGCCGTTCCCGGTCTATGCCAAGGTCATCAAGGCCGATGCCGTCATTGCCGAAGTCTGGGGCCGGTGGGTAACGCTGCTGACATCGCAGGTGAACCTCCCAGCGGGCACGTATCTCATGCAGGGCACGGGCGATCCGAATGGCGTCGTGACGGCGCCGCAGGGCGCGATGTTTCAGCGCACGGACGGCGGGGCACTGACCACGTTGTATGTGAAGGAATCGGGCGGGACGACAGCACCCACGAATACTGGGTGGGTTGGTAAATAGTGCATGAGGCCACCGCATCGGCCTTTGGGTTCAACGCTTCACAAGAGTTCCACGATGGAGCCGAGGGCATTTGTGCTCACGACAAAGTGACCCCAGCGCGCGATGAGTCTCGGCGCTCGACAGACGCATCGCGTCTCACGTTTCCACTCCAGACCGTGCTGCTGATTGTGACGGGCATTCTCGGCACGACCGGCGCTTTTTGGGTGGCGACCTCGCAGCTCCGCTCAGACATCGCCGTGATTCGGCAAGTGCAGATGGATCAGGTGAAGATTGACGATATGAAGGTGAAAGTGGACGAAGCGAATCGTCAATTGATCCAGCAGAGCATCGCGGCGGTGGAATCGCGGCTGAATGCGGTCATTGGGCAAGTGCAACTCGCCAACATCGAAATCGGGAATGTGCGCCGTGAAATGAACGAGCGCGGAGTCAAAAAATGAGCAACGGCGCAGAATGTTGTGCGCTCCAGATTTGCTGCCCACCGGCTGAAGCACAGGCGGCACTCGCCAAGATTCTCGTCCGCGACACGGGCTGCGGGCCGGTCGAAGCCGTCGAGTATGCGGCGTGCGTGCTGCACCATTTCGCATTGGCTCCGCGGTCGTTCGAAAACGTGGTGGCCGACATCGTGAAGCAGGCGCAGAAGCACTTCCAGTCAGGCGTATGACGAGTCTCGCCGTCTCACCGGATATCAGTTATCGGCAGGCCACGGACGAGGATGTGCCCGCGCTCGTCTACATGCTGCGCGAATTCGTCACGTCGACCAAGTATCGCAAGTTCGTGGGCGATAGTGTGGAAGCCTTGCAGGTATTCCTTCAGGGCTTGATGACCAACGAGGCGGCGGGCGTCTTCGTCGCGGAACGAGACGGCAAGGTCATCGGGATGATTGCGCTCCTTCGCTATATCCATCCGATGAGCGGAGAAAAGGTCGCCGGCGAACTGTTCTGGTGGCTCGCCCCGGCGCATCGCGGGGCGGGCGGCTGGCTGCTGCGGCGGGCGGAATCGTGGGCACGCGGCTGGGGCGCGAAGTCGTTGCAGATGATTGCCCCGTCGGATAGTCCGCATGTCGGAGAGATGTATCGGCGGCTGGGCTATGAAGCCGTTGAGACGATGTGGCATCTGACATTCAAGGAGCATCCATGAGCGCCCTGACGACGATGGCGATTATTGGGCTGGCGGCCTCGGCGGCCGCGACGACGGCCTCCAGTGCGATTCAGGCACATCAGGCAGGCAAAGCCGTGGACGCCCAGACGGCGGCAGCCAACAAGGCGCTGGAGCTCCAGAAGCAGCAACAGGCGCAGGCGCAGCAGAATATGGCGCCCTACCAGCAACTGGGGCAGGCCCAACTCGGGCGGTTGAACCAGATGGCGTCTCAGCCCGCGCAGCAGTTCAACCCGGCGAACTACAGCGGGGGCGTGCCGAAGGCGCAGCCGATGCCCGCCCAGGCCCAGCAGCAGCCCATGGGGCAGACGCTGGCGTCTCTGGGCCAGCAGGCGCCACAAGTGCCCGCGATGGGTGGCGGCGGCGACACGGTGACGATCAAGACGCCGGACGGGCGCACGATTCCGAATTTCCCGCGGGTCAAGGTGCCGGAAGCGATGCAGCGCGGCGCCCAGGTGTTGAGCTAATGGCGAGAGAAGACGATCCGGCCGGCGGCGGTGAGCCGCAAGACGACTGGTTCAACCAGCAGGTGCAAACGGCCGCGCAAGGCAATCAGCAGGGCATCACCGACCCCGGCACGCCCGGCGGCGTGACGCCTGAAGCGCCGCAGCAGGCCGGCGGCGGCGATCCGCTCAGAGCCCAGATTGCGCAATGGGCCGCGATGCCTGGGGCTGACCCCTCGCTGGCGAATGACCCGGACTACTGGGTCAATGCCATCAACAGCCGTGGCGGGCTGAATGCCGGTAACACGCAGTATTGGCAGAATGCCAGCGTCGGGCCATCGGCCTTCTTCAATAATCCGGGCCGTGAAGGCGGGCAGGGCGGCAATGCGCCGGCGCCGAATGTCGGGGCCGCTGGACAGGCCGCGCAGTCGATCAGCCAGATGGGCGCCTACAACGCGCCAGCGCCATACACCGGCAACACGAACTACACGCCGACCGCCATCAAAGCGCCTGATGCGGTGCATGCGCAGCAGGTGACGCCGCAGGCGATTGCCGCCCCGGCCCAAATCAACAAACCGGCCGATGTGCAGGCCCAGCAGATTACCGCTGCGCAAGCCGCTGCACCGGACCAAGTGAAAGGGCCAGAGGCACTGACGGCACGGCAAGCGGCCGACCCAGCGGCCTTCAGTGCCAATCTGACGCCGGAGGAACTCGCGGCCGACCCGTCATATCAGTTCCGGCTGCAACAGGGCCTGGGCGCCGCGCAGAGCAGCGCCGCGGCCAAGGGACTGCTGCACACCGGCGGCACGCTCGCGGGCTTGAGCGATTACGCGCAGCAGTCAGCCTCGCAGCAATACCAGACGGCCCTGAGCAACAAGCTCAATGCCTATCAGACGAACGTGAACAACAATCTGGCGACCATCGGCCAGAACAATTCGGCGAACGCGCAAGCCTACGGGCTGACGAATCAATACCAGCAGCAAGCCGCACTGGCGAATCAGGGCGCGAATCTCCAGCAGGGCATGTTCAATGCGGGCCAGACGAACACCGCGCAGGCGCAGAATGCGTCGAACGCCTTGAATGCTGGGCAGTTCAATGCCGGTCTGAACTACAACACCCAGGCGCAGAACATTGCTAACCTGACGAACCAGCAGCAGTTCAATGCGGGGCAGAACCTGCAGGGGCAGCTCGCCAATCAGAGCGCGAACTTCGGGGCCGACCAGTTCAATGCGGGGATGGGCTACAACACGCAAATCGCCAATGAGGGCAACCGCTTCCAAGCCTCGCAGGCGAACAATGCCAACAATCTCGCGGCGTATGGGCTGAATGCCCAGACTGGGCTGAACGCCTACAATGCGAGTTCGAATAACGCGCTGGGCGTGGGGCAGTTGGGGCTCGGCTATCAGCAGGCGGCGAACAACTACAGCCTCGGGATGGGCAATCTCGGGCTCGGGTATGCGAATTATGGGTTGAACCAGCAGGGGCAGAATTACAACCAGGGGCTGTCGACGTTCAACGCCAATCAGGGTGCGAATCAGCAATTGTTCAACAATAACTACTCACTGGCGCAACTGGGAATGCAGGGCGCGAATGGCGCCAACAACGCGGGCCAGAACTATGCGAATCAGGCGGGCAATACCTATGAGGGCATCGGGAACGCGCAAGGGGCTGGCTCGATTGCGTCAGGGAATGCGTATGCGGGGGCGCTGAACAATCTCGGGCAATATGCGCAGGACTTCAGTTTGTATAGTGGCTTTGGCGGCTATGGCACGAGTTCACCGAAGCCGCTCGTCGGTCAGCAAAATCCGTATTTCGCGTATTAGCCATGCCAATCGATCCCTCGATCTACGGGCAGCAGGTTCAGCCGAAGTTCAACACGCCGTTTGAGACGCTCGGCCAGATTGGGCGTCTGCAAGTGCAGCAGCAGGCGCTCCAGTCAGCGAAGGCGCTCGAGCAGGAGCGGCAGCAGAAACTCGCCGATGAGCAGCGCAAGCAGGCCGAAGCTGACCGCTTCAATGCCATCATCGGCAATCCTGACCTCACGCCGGATGCGTTTCTGGCGCAGGTGCGAAAGACCGCCCCTGAGCATTACGGCACGGCCCAAAAACTGATCGATGATGCGCGAAAGAATGCCGCCGACCTCGCGGAGAAGGATGCGAATACGAAACGGGCACTGGCGGAAATGCAGGGCCATGAACAGGCGTATCTGGCGAATCAGGCACGGGTGATTAAAAAGGCGGGGGATACGCCGGAAGCCTTTGAAATGGCAATGAAGATCCACGAGGAAGCGTTCCCTGGATCGAAGAAGCCGGATGTCTGGCGGCAAGCGGTGCTGCAACAGGGGCCGCAGTCGATTGCGGCGATTACGTCTGCCATGATTGAGGGCAATCCCGCCGCCTCGAAACAGGCGGCCGAGGAACCGGAACAAGTAGCTAAAGCCACGCAGGCGCAGCGCGTGTTGGCGGGCACCTCACCGACCGGTATGACCGCTGATCAACAGTCACAGGCCGCGAATCAGACAGCCCAACGCGGGCAGGAGCAGCAGCGGATCGGCATCGAAGGCGCGCGGCTGAAGGTCGAGCAGGACAAAGCCGCCGCCGCGGCTGCGGTGAAATCGGCCGGAAAACCACTGTCCCAGATAGAAGCCGGAAAGATTTCCGATCTGGATAGTGGCCTCTCAGCCATCCGCGATTTGCGGGAATCCATCGCGACTGGCAAGACGGGAACCGTGGCGAAATATGAAGCGATGCTTGTGCCAAATGCGCTGGATTCAGTCATTCCTGGCGTATCCGATGCGAAAGCCACGGCTGCCGACATCGTGAAGGCGCAGCAAGTAGTGGGGCGCATTATTCACGGCGGTGTGATGCGGGCTTACGATCAGGCCGCCGCTGCGAAATATATGCCGCAGTTGGGCGATTCCAAGGCCGTCATTAAATCGAAGTTAGATAGCGCAGAGCGGGATGCGGTCAAGAAACGAGCCGACCATATCGCTAATCTCGGCAAGGCTGGCTATGATGTGAGCAACTTCCAAGCGGTCGAACCAGCCGACCAGACGAAAGACCCGCTGGGGATTCGCCGCTGATGCCTCAGACCCTCGCGGCGATGATTCGGGCGAAGTATCCCGGCGCGTATGACGACCTATCAGACGTGGCGCTGGAGTCTCAGGTCAAAGCCAAGTATCCCGGCGTCTACGACGATTTGCCGTCTTCTGGCGCTATCGGAGCCCATCCTGAAGCCAAGATGAGCGCCTCCAGCGGAGGCAATGGGGTGGCCTTCGCGGGCGACCCTGATAGCGTGACACTGGGCGACCTGATGCACGATCCAGTGGATGCGATGCAGAAGATTGGCGCTGCGGTGAAGCGCGATGTGACCGATCCGAAGCTCTGGGCGAGTATCGCACTGGGCTATTTCGGGCCGAAGGCGGCGGATGTGGTCGTGCCAGCGGTGGCGAATGCGGCTCGAGCCACGATGCGCGGAGGCATGGCGGCCGCGCAATCCGCCCCTGAACTCGTGGGCATCGCCTCGCCTCGCATCGGGAATGCGTTGAAGGTGGCGCGGAACGTCGGGCAAGCCGTGCTGCAGGGAGAGCCGGAGCCTGTCGCCCCACCGCAGCCCGCTGCGGCTCCAGCGCCTGCCGAGACACCGCGCGAACTGACCGCCCGCGTCAGGGCTGAATACCGGGCCGCCAATCCGATGCCTGCTGCTGCCAAGGCTAAATCGATTGCACAACTTGGGGCCGTGGAAGACGCGCATGCCGAAGGCATCAAGGCCGACATTCGTCGGTTCCAATCCGAAGGCGATCTCGAAGAAGCCGCACAATCACAGCGAGCCTTGGACGCTCATCGCGCGGAACGGCTCAATGCGCCGGCGACTGGCCCAGCGGTGACGAAGGGCACACCGCTTGAGGATGCCCATGCGGAGGCAATCAAAGCGGATATTCGTCGCTTTACGCAGGAAGGCGATTTAGAAGAAGCGGCAGCCTCTCAGCGTGCCCTTGAGAGTCATCGGGCAGAACGACAGGCAACCGCGCCTCAGACCGCCCCTGCGGCGGCCCCTGCGGCCTCTGTAGCGCCTCAGGCCGCTACGGTGGCATCAGCGCCCTACAATCCGACCGTGGCGCGACAGCAGGTGGTGGAGGCGTTCAAGGCGCTCGGGGAGACGCCGAAGCCGGTCGAAGTCGCCAATGCCACCGCGATGGCGAAGTTCAAGCCAGTGGAACAAGCAGTAGCCGACATCATTGCCAAACGGCCGCCAATGAGCCCGGCTGAGGAACTGGCGGCGAAGTTCAATGCGCGCCATAAGCAACTCTCGCCGCTGGAGCAGTTGCAACAGGATCTGTTGCAAGGCGGGGCCGCCGAAGCCGAATTCGCCCGTAAATATGCCGCGAGTCACAAATAATGCCGTCCTACACCCTCGCCCCGTATTGGCTGGAACAGTTTTTTGACGATGACGGCAACCCGCTGTCCAACGGCACCATCGAAACCTACGCCGCCGGCACCAGCACCCATGCCATCACCTACAGCGACAGCATCGGCACGCAGAACAGCTTCCCGATCCAACTGGACGCCGCCGGTCGCTGCCAGATTTACCTGGCCCCAACCAGTTACAAGTTCATCCTGAAAAACTCCCTGGGCGTGCAAGTCGGCCCAACCGTGGACCCCATCACGGCCATCGGCGTGGGCAGCAGCGGGCTGGGCAGCATCTTCGTCTTTGGCGGCACCTCGAGCTCGCCCGTCACCGCCACGACCTACGCGAGCGGCGCCACGTTCGATACGCTGCAGAACGGCACAGCGGTGTTTGTCGAGGATTCCGCCAATCTCAGCGGCACGTATGTCCTTGAAGGCACGGGGATGGTGAGCGGCGGCAATACGATGACGGTGGCGCTGGTGGACCTCTCCGACGGGGCGCCGGATACGCCACTGGCGACAATGACGTTCACGTCGACTACGGGGGAAGTCGCCACGAGTGCGGCGATCACCTTCGGGCCATCGGGCTCTGACAAGAGCTATGGCATCAAAACGAAAGTCAACAGCGGTAATGGTTTCATTTGGGGCGTGACCCTCGTGAGAACTGCATGAAAACGTCCGTCTTCCTTCTGAGCCTCTTGCTCTGTGCGTCGTCAGCCTCGGCCCAACCAGGGCAGGGCGCGTTCACAACATTGGTCACGACGAATACCGGCGCCACGTCGGCCTGTATCGGCTGCACGATTGGCGGCACAACGCCCGCCGACAATAGCGGATTGTCCGCAGCGACCGTGACGCTGAAAAGCGGGGCGCCGTCCATCACGACGAACAAGCTCTATCAGGTGGGCGGTAATCTCTTTTTCAATGGCGTGGGGCTCGCGGCTGGATCATCGGTCAGCGGCACGCTGGGGAAGATTGCGAAGTTCACCAGTGCGACCTCGCTCTCTGACAGCATCATGTCGGAAGCCGCTGGCGCCGTGACCACAACGGGGGACGCCATCATCACCGGCATTATCCGCGGCACCGGATTTGGCTTTCATGGGATTCAAGGGAGCGGTGTTGGGACGAATGATTGGTTCATCCAGAATACGTTGGCCGGCACCGGCAATGTGGCTCGAATATTGGTGGGAAACGATACAGATCAATCACTGACGGTCTTGCAATCGGCCTCATCAACCTTCGCGTCCAGTGGATTCACATTCGCCAGCGGATCGCTCTTATTTTCTGACGGCGTGGGTGGCCTCTCCATCGTGACGCAAGCCGCTGCGCCGATTCGCTTCTATACAACAGCGGTTGAGCGGATGCGTCTCCATGCCTCTGGCGGCCTGTCGATTGGCAATACCGTGGACCCAGGCGCCACGAATCTGAGTGTCACGGGGGCGAGTGTCTTGGCGAATGGCGTGTCCGTGACGAATGGCCTCTCCGTGAGCAGTGGAGGCGCTTCGATCACGGGAACCACTGCGCTCACCGGCACACTCAGCGTCAGTAGCACCACGCAACTGACCGGCGCGGTGGCCATTGGTGGCGTTAACGTTACGGATGCGGTGGCGGCGCCGACGATTACCAGCAATTGCGGCACGAGTCCGTCGATTGCGGGGCGGGCCAATGCGTTCACGATCACGATTGGCAACCCGGCGGAGAACACCTGCATCATCAACCTGAATACGACCTACGCCAATCTGCCTGTCTGCGTGGCGAGCAGTTCGAGCGGGGCGCCGATGTCCACCTTCTCCACGTCCACCAGCGCCATGCGGATTGATGCGCAGAACCCTGGCACGTTCCCGTTTCTCGCGAGCCAGAAAATCTACGTCATCTGCCGCGGCTACTGAGGCTTCTTCGGCACAATCTCGTTCTGGGCATTGACGGTCAAGCCGCGGGCCTCCAGTGCCTTCAGCAGTGCCTGACCTTCCGTATTGGCTTCCTGCAACTGCTGGGTGGCTTTGGAGCCCTCGGCTTCACACTTCGCGGTGGCTTTCAGCGCCTCGGCGAGTTGTGAGCGCAGCAGCACGACTTGCAGGCGCAGTTTGTCTTCGGCGGAGGCTTCCTGTCCATGCGCCGCCGCGGAGAGCAGCCAGAGCGCCGCAGCGATGAACACCAACGCCCATAGGAAATCCTTCAGCAGTTCCAGGCGCTCTGTGCTCATCGTGGCTCCTGTTTGTATTCGGCTTCAATAGCCGCGATGCGCGCCTTCCGCTCATCGTCACGCTTCCCTGCAGCAATCGCTTTCTGACGCTCTGGCGAGTCTGGTAGTTCTGGAAACTCCACGCGCATCCAGATGTCCGGCTCGATGTATTGGCATGAATATTCGCCACCCCAATACCACAGATAGGGACCGGACCATCGCCAATCGGCATTGATATATTGGTCCAGTTTCGCGCCGATGACCGTGATACCTGCCGGGGGGCGCTCGTCCTTCATCTGAATCCACTTCATGGGACCATCACCATCAGCGCATTGCTCAGATTCTGCTTCCCCTGATCGTCCGCGGCCTGCACTTGCACCTCATGCGACCCAGACGACAGCATCCCGGTATTCAGCCAGAACGTGAACCCGGCATCACTGCCTGCGCAGGAAGACATGGCCGTAACATCCGGCCGCGCCCCACGCACGACAGCCGCATCGGACGGCGCCCCGTCGACCTTCACATTCACGGAGACGATGCGTCGGCTGCATTCGAATGTCCATCCGCCACCCATCACGAACCCGCTGCCCACGTTGCCGCTTGGCGCATCCAGTTGCACGCGGATGTTCTGAGAGGTTTGCCCCACGGCGGTGCCGCTACCAGGGCGCATATCGGTCGCCAGGACGAGTTGATCATCAGTGCAGGTGAACAGGGCCACCAGCACCTGATCTTCGTCCAGTGACAGCGCAGAGGCTTTGATGCCGCCATGCGAGGCGCAGGGGCGCATGCCGAGCAGGTCCATCTTGGCGGGCGTGAAGTGCTGGTAGTAGTAGTCGGCGGCTTTGGCGACGGCGCAGAGGGTGCTGATGGCGGCGAGGGTGATGGCGATGACGGCCAGTTTCTTCATAACGGCTCCTTAGTATGACGGATGACGGGTGTCGGCTCCTCTCGCGGCTCCACGGCGGGACGGGCGGCAGCGAGTCGTTGATTAAATCTCTTGATGGACGCCGTGAGTCGCGCATTGTGCTCAGGGATGTGATTCGGACAGGCTGAGCCTTCCGGCAACGGCGACGAATAGAACCGCCCACACCAATCGCAACGGTAGGTGTTGTCCTTCATTTCGGTTCCTTCCCCTCGCTCACGCGCTCAGGCGGGGCGGCATGAAGCACTTTGAGTCGATCATGTGCATCATTGAGCGTCCTCACATCTATCGGTTCCGCTGTCGGTGCAGGCGGGGCGGCTGGATTAGTGCGAGAGGCAGGAGTCGAACCTGCATGCTGATCGGCGGCGGATTTTAAGTCCGCTGTGTCTACCGTTCCACCACTCTCGCGTATGCGATTCGCAGCCTGCCGAGCGAGTGCCTGTATGCCATCCAACCATCCCGGCGCTGGACCTTGTGCAGCGGAGGGATCTGGTTCCACGAACACCTTCAACGTGCGGCCTCGGTCCTGATAGCTCAACTCGATCTTGCAACCCCACCGCGTGAAGGCACGGCCTGACTCATCGACCACTTCAAGGCGCGTCACTCGCTGTTCCGCTGTCGGTGCAGGCGGGGCGGCAGCCTGGAGGAGCGATTCGAGTTCCTCAGCGCATCTATCAATGCCCGCTGCATATTGCAAGTTTCCGCGCTCGTCGTGCTCGTATTCGGCAATCGCGCCCCACTTCGAGAGAAGTTCCGCGATCAGCGCCTCCAGCGGTCGCACCGGCTCAGTCATGGGCGAACTCCTGTGTGTGAATGAACCCTGCGGCCCGCTGGACGCCTCCCGGAATTGAGAGGACGATGGACGAGCGGTGATGAGAGACGCCCAGTCGCCCCATCCGCCGCAGGATTCAACTCGCATCGGCCTGGTATCCAGCAATGGCAAGAAGATGCCGCTTCCAGCGCCGAATCTCTGTAATCTGCTCGTCCGTCACGGCGCCCTTCGGGCTCGCCGTCAGCACGCCGTCCTTCCCCGTGAGTGTGATGCCGGCCGCTTCAAGCTCCAGAGCGAGACCGAGAGCTGCCGTATCCACAATCAGCCCGCCCTTCAACTCGATGGGAGCCATCAGAAGCTCAAATCGTCTGCCGTGAC